TCATTGATGTAGCGTCTGCAAGAAACTTTTCATCTTGGCCGTTTAACAATCGAACCTCAACGTGAACTTTGGTTTTGGGAAGAGTGATAATAAAATTATTTCCTTCTTCCCTAATTCCCTCTTCGATGTCTTCAGCGTATTTAACTCCAAGCTCTTCGAGATTAAAACCATATTTAGAATTATTCATACAAGCAGGGCAAGTAACCTGAGTTTCATAATCCGCTCCATAAGCAGAAATACGCGCTGCAATAATGATTGCGTTTTTATCTCCAATAAGAAGTGTGTCTACATTAACACTATTATCAACAATAATGTTCTGTAACATTCTGTTGATTGCTAGACCTTTCTTGAGAAGACTCCTAGAAGTAAGAATATCTTCTTCTTTTGCAGTCATGTGTCTAATTTCAATTGTTTCTTGGCCACACAAAGGGTGGCCCTTGTCGTAATATTTCCCTTTGGAGGGAAGCTCAACAAACTCTGTTGGTACTACATATGAAAAAATGGAAGTTGAAGTGTCCTGTTGGACTTGCGGGATAGGCGAAGAAACATCTGGGTTTGTTGCCCCCAAACGTTCTTCGTTATTTCGAATCGACATTATTCCTCCGTGTCGTGTTGTGGTTTACCCTTCGGTTGAGAATACCGAACGTCCATCTGTAATGCGGCCTGGGCCCGTAGTGGTTTCGCCAACATAAGGCGTAGGATCGAAACCGCCGCGACCACCCTTAATTGGCATGGTAACGAAATCATATCTGATTTCTATAGATATATCTAATAGATTATCGCTTTCATAATCAAGCTCACCAAAATCTGCTTTAGAGAGCCAAGCGTTCACAAATGTAAACTGATCTACTATATCTCCTTCAGCACCAATTTGCGAAATTAAAACATTTCCCAAGGCTGCAGTGGCATTCTTCTTAGAAATAGTTTGCCTTGAATTAGCATCGGTAGGAATCATATATCCTGCACCTTGTAAAATCCCCATCATGATAGCAGTAGCATCCGGATCAATAGGATCAACAAGAGTAATAGAACTCTTCTCATATTCTACCCTACCTGGATAATAGAAAGTGTGATTTAAATATTTATGAGTTGCTTCCGTAATATTATATCCGGGTTTCTTCACTTTTTTGATGAGCCATTGCGGAACACCACCCATGTTCATAACCCATCGATATTGTCTCTTAGGAGATACTCCTGGTGACGACCAAAATGCCATGTTTTCTTTTCCTCCGTATTCTAATTAGTTATTACTTTAAAAAAAACTATTAAACTTATCAATCTTCAAACGATGCACCGGAATTTGTAATCGTGAAATCCAATGCGATAAACTCAATTGCTCTAGCTGGTTTCAAGAAAATTTTAGCATACAAGATATTCCGATCAATCAGGTCTGGAGTTGTCGTTGTTTCATCCAACACAACCTTGAAGGCAGTTAAACCAAACCTAATTTTGATATCTCTCAAAAATGGTTTAACCATACCCAAGAAACGATTCCAGGTAGCCTGAACGTTTTGGTCAAAAAGGACCCGGGTAGCCATTCTGGAAATTTCCTTCTTAACATGAATCATCAATCGACGAACGTTGATTCTGTCAAGAGCAGACGGCGTTACCTGCAGTGTCTTCTGTCCAAAGATTACAATACCTTCTGCCGGAAATGTAGCAATAGGATTAATATTGACTGCATATAGCGTATCTCTATTATCTGCAGTCAATCTGTCAGCCACATTAACAACCGGAAGTCCCGCAGAACCTTCAGTTAAGCCACCCCGATTAAAACCAGCCGGAGCAAACCACAATTCCGCTTTCTTCTCAGAACTCGCCATGGTTCCCAAGGCAACAACCGAGGGCGGCACCCAAACATAGTTGCCGGCCTGTGGATCACGTACCTGAACCCAAGGATAATAGCAACAACCATAACTTGTGTTGAGCGCTCTATTTTCGAGATTAGTAACTACATCGAGTACGGTTCCTTTTCTGTTTTCTGCAGTATTACTATTCTCTGTAAATGGTTTGTAATCACCTTTTAAATCAATAATAGCCATGGCATCGCCGCGATCTTCACAAACGTTTATCATGTGTGATGTAAGACCTTCGTGGGTAATACCAGGTGCTAGCATTAAATTGTATTCTGCCACTTCCGGATCGGACACTGTATCGATAGCTCTTTTAATAGAGTTGTATGCATAGTTATTGTGTTCAACCGGTGTCAAACCACTCGATAAATCCAAAAACCTATTACTAAATGGCTCTTTCTCTCTAATGTCCAACCCATCAAATCCACCGTGTAAACTCATCGTAAATCTATCGACGCCGGTTTTTAACAATACGTCGAGTGAAGCAGATGTTGCACCAGTGGGAATACCATCTCCTGTCGCAGTGCCTCTAAAAGAGGTTCCTAGGGCGCGAGAACCAGAAATGTAGTGCAAAACTCCACCGCCGGCGCTTGTAGGTAAACTAGCACTAACATTATCCAATGTAAACACATAAGAATCTTCAATTCCAGTTCCGCTTCTATCGCCACTACTAGGGGCGGCACCGCCTAAAATGCGAGTCATGTCGTAGTAACTTGGATCAAAGGCCGAAGAGCCCGATCTGAAAGTTGCAATACCCCAATAACAATTCTTCAAACTTGGCGGGGTGCCCTCTGAAGAATCAACTCTTAACTGCGGAGCGGGAAACACATATTTATCAATAGTTCCAGATCCGGCACAAACTTCATAATTCGCGTGTAAGATTGAAGCCGATAAGGGAGCCGACGAGGCCGAAAGAACGAAGGTTGCATCGCTCGTTGGAGACACGTTTGTTTGCGTACTATAAACACTAACTTGCGCTTGACCAAATGTACCCGCAGCTGAACCGGTAGATACAACTGCAAATCTCTTAAATCTTGGCGCGCCAAAGAATCCAAACGGTACCCAGGATGAATTTCCTGCGCCATTATCTAGATCAACATTCATATCCATGCGAATGTATTTTGAAACACTAGGAAATTTACCATACCATCGGTGTCGACGATCGGTATCACTCCAAACAGAATATGTATCACCAATTCTTTTCGAAATATAATCTGTAGAATTTGGATTCAAATTAACGTTTGAATATCTCTCAACTATTGCTGGAGCATTGTCACTATCATTAGCCATACGAATAACAACTGTAAACGTGCCATAGGGATTGTCTACAGAAGTTGATTTCTTGATATCCATAATTGAAATCTTAAGATTTTGCTGTTCCCATTCGCCATTCTCAAGAGCAATGAATCTAAAAAGTTTAGACATCGCCTCGGGATTATAGCTGGAAGTATCCTCTGTAGTTAAGTGTTGATGAATTACCCATCCAGTTCGAGAGGGATTCGCGCTGAATCTTTTGTTCGCAGCATTGACCGTTGATAATTGCAACGCTGCTATCCAAGCGTGCTGCGAAGAGGCGGCTGTACTAGTGACATACCTTTTTACGGCGCCCTCATAACTTTCGCCAAGCCAATATGTTTCTGCTGTTCCCGCAGTAATATTGCTATTAGTCTTAGTCGGATTTGTATTCAAGACTTTTCTGATATAGAAAGGAGAAGTATCAGTAAAGTTAATACGATGATTTTTTGCACCAGAAGAATCTGAAACAACCAGGATAAACTCTTTATCTGCAACATTTTTAACATATGTTCCAGCTGCGGGAGTAGTGGCAGAACCACTTGCTCTCGTACCAGAAAGAGCAAAAGCGGTGCCCTGTACAGCATAAAGAATAGCCGCTAGAGTACCAGTTTGAGCGGACGTGCCGCTGTTGGCCATAAACAGGCCGTAAGCGCCACCGTTTGCAGCAACAGTCGCGGCTGCAGCAGTAGCTACACCGGTGTTCCAGCCGGCTTGTCCATAAAGGGTTGTAGATGTAGTCTTATTTGTATGTTCGTATCCCATAAGACGAACAATTGTTGCGGCATTATTGTTTTTCAACCACGCTTGTGCTGCATATGCAGCATATGTTGGTGCAAGATAGTTACCATTTCTCCAAACATCAGTAGAATCTCCACCAGGAACGGGATTCCCAAAAACTTCAACAAATTCTGAAAACGAATTAACCTTCACGGCTTGCATCGCTGGGCCGCGTTGTGTTCTACCTATAATAACCGGCCCAATATCTCCAGGAACTTTTGGTAATTGTGAATTGTCTATCTCATCAATAAAAACTCCAGGTGAGACAAATTTAAACTTTCTTTCTGACATTAGTTATTTCTCCTTGTAACAAAGAACTATTTTCTCTTATAAATAGTGTATTAAACACCCAAAGGGAAAAAATCATTCTTTATAAAAACCTCGTTTATCGATATGTTCTGGGATATCTCCAAATACAACTCTTTCACGGGGAAATTTCACTTCTACAGCGTTTTCTCTTATAACAATTTTTGGTTGTTCTGCGTTCTTGTCCTCGCCATTAATATATCCGAGAACTTTTACATCAATTTTTGATTCATATTTTCTATATTCAGTTTCCATAGAAGCAATGTTATTATCCAAGCCAACATCTCCTTGAATAAACGCTTCATACATATGATTTTCATTTTTCATAACAAAATAATTTAATCCATCTGTTTTTGTCATAAAAGGTGTAACCAAATCATTCATTTGTTGCTGATATTCCGTTTTAATAATAATGCTATATGTAATATCCAAATAAACTGGCAGGGGCATTGTTATCGTTTCATAAACAATCTTTTTATTCTCAATGAGACGCCCAAGAGAATCACGTTTTGGATAAGTTGATTGTTTGTTGCCGGCAACCCCTCCTCTTAACCTTCTGGAATCAGCATTGGCAAAATTTGAGGTTTTATCTTGTTTTATTCTTCTCGCAATTGTTATCGAGCCGCCTTTTTCGTCGTTGATCCTTTGTATGTTGCCCCAAACAGAGCCTTTTTTGGCCAGATCTTTCACCACACTGGTCCTATCTATTATAATACGTGGAAAAATAAGCGTACCATCTTGATCTCTCAAGGTATTATCTTCTTTTGATTGAATAGCGCGTTCAGCTGTTGCCCAAATAATCGGAACCTTCTTCCAGCCTTTATTTGTTGTAGTGTGAATATCTAATTCTTCATTCAACCAATTATGTACAGCATAATCAATCGTCTCAAGTGTTGAAGGCATGAATGGTATTTCTCTTAGTTTAGCTACCATCAAATAGTCCCTTACGTGCTCTAATACATTTTGCGGAAATTTCCATTTTGTGATCAACTTGGCCAAAAATCTGTTTTGTCTCGTTCAATGTCACGATTTCATAATAATGAGATCCATATAACACAAAATCACCCTCTCTGACGAACAAATCTTGATCTTCGGTCAATCTTCTTTTGTGAAAATGAACAGTGATGCTTGACCTTCGATCAATTCCAGCACTAGTGTTCGTTGTTTCATGGCCTTCCCACTCAACTAGAGCATATACCCTAACCGGTGGCAGAAAGGTCTTCTCTATTGCCTCTCTATAAAGAGAATGAAAATCTGTATGATCTTTGCTTATTGGATAATACAGCACTTGTTGGCCAACAACTCGCTCAATGAGTTCATCATTGACCTGTTTAACTAGATTTCTCTCCTTCTCTCCTAAAAACAGAGGAGGTGGAGGATTTGCTGGTTGTGACCATTTGTTGTCAGCCATTGTCTATTACCCCACAAATATTCCACCCGGAATTGAAGAGTTGACCTTATTGACATTTTCTGTTATTGTTGCCTCTTGTTCAGCTAGCTTGGCATAAACCATTTCATCGAGAACTGTTTTAAGTTCTTCCCTGAGTTTTTCTTGCTCTTCTTTTGCCTGCGAAAGCAGTTCAGAATGGTTTAATGTAACTGATTCTCCCGGTATTGGTATAGTGGAAAACTTTCCTCTAACTTGTCCCAACGTTTCCTTTGAAAGTGCCAGAGCAAACCTTCGAACCCACTGCTTACCAATAGAGTTGATATTCTTATATGGAAGATTCTCGAATGGAAGAGTGTTCATATTGTTGATGCCTTTGACACTATCACGATATGCTGCATTAGGCTCCCAAGGATCTTCATCAATTGTAAAATTTATCCACATCTTCTTTGGATGAGATATAGTAACATCTGGAAACAATCTTAGTTTATTGTTTTTGATCTCGAAAGAGTAATGTGAAGTCCTAGTCCACAAGTTTGATTCAAAAGCCATGGCTTGAAGTTTGTTCTGCCAAGCCGGCACCAGTTCAAAATTGGCATCATCGGCAAACTGACCATATTGGTGAAGATTTCCTACGGTATTTAAACCTCCGTAATATCCATAAAACCTCCACATAGCGTGCGGAGTCTTATAAAATACTTTTCGAATTGTTATTCTTCGATCTGTCACATTTCCAAAATAAGGAACGGCGCTGTCAGTAGCTGCAGAAGATGAAACTATTGACTGCAAATCATAATCCTGTGTACCAACCGAAGTATTAAAAGACGCCGAATATATAGTTTGTTGTCCACCAATACCGACTTCAGTAGAAGTAGCATCTCCTACGCGTTTGGCAAAACCAAATTGAAATTTAGGAAATGCAAGAGCAATGTTACTTCCGGATAATCCATCTCCTGAGAGAAGTTGACCTTGGTGATCAAACGAACCAGTGGTTCTACCCAACAAAGTATCCAATACATTTTTAGATTGATGAGAATTGACTAGGTAACTATATTCCAACACTGACTCTTCATAAGAAGCATAAACGTTTTGTGTTGTTATCTCTATATCTAAAATGTCTCCACCAAGTTTCCTATATGTATAGGATACTTGCTCAACTGCTCCAGAGACAAAGTTTGTGTCTGCTAGCGCACCATCGGTAGCATAATAACCAAATGGTAAATTTGCTAATGTAACGTCACCATGCGTACCTGTAGATGGCAACTTGATAGCGCTAGTTGTGCTTGATGGTGTTAAGGTTGGAACCGCCATTAAACTATATCTCCTCGGGTATAATTAGTTGCCGGCGTTACAAAACTACTTATCTTTCTTTATAGTAGTTCGTTTGGATCTTTTTCTGGTTTTACGAGTTGTGGATGTTTTCTTTGCGATCTTAGGAACGGGTTTTTCTGCCACTGGTTTTGACTCGACAATCGAAGCCTTTTCAACAATTGTGGATGTTTTCTTTGTGATCTTAGGAACGGGTTTTTCTGCCACTGGTTTTGACTCGACAATTGATTCTACTTTTTCGTGGCTTTTCAACCTCGCAATTGTTGCTCTCAAACCGGCATACTTCTTAGCATACTTGGGGCTTGTCAGTTTTCTTCTTCTCTTTCCCATAATACCTCCTGGGTTGTATAATAAATAGTTGATTTTCAATAAAAAACCCCACGCCGTTGAAAACGTGGGGTTTGATATTAACAAGGTTTTTAATTATTATTAAGCATTAGTGGCGGCGTCTGCAAATAATGTATCAGACGCATCGATTATGAAGCCGTGGGCAACATATCTGTCCCCCAGACAAACGATTCTCACCAATTCACCAGAAGTACCGGCGGTCTTCCATCCAATAAAATTATTGCTCGTTCCATTGCCGATAGAGCCGCCCCCGCCGTCAGCAGCACAGAGAATTCCAGTAAAAAAAGTTCCATCTCCTACGGTTACATTAATATTATTGTCCATAGTATCGCCATCTTCTTCGTCTGCCATCACTTCGCACCACCAGCCTTTGCCAGCATCGGCGGCAGCTGGTAGTGTCAAAGTCACATCAGCTGCAGGATTCACGTTAAAAAGCGTTCCACAATCAGCTATTGTGATAGTCTTAGACGCGGTTAATTCTTCAATCTTAATCCGGTTAGCTGCATATCTTCCTGATTTACTCATCTTTTTTAAATCTCCTTTTGATTTAGGCTATTCGCCTTAATTTGTTTCATATTAACCGTCCGAACCAGTTATAGCTCCACTACCACTCACAACACCATTAGCGATCCACCCATCGAGGCCGCCATACTGGGAGTTTGGAATTGCCACCAATTCTAATGTATCCCCTAGGGCCCCTTTGGCAACAACAAACGAAGCAGTCGCGTTCCCCGGGAAGTTCTGTCCAGCCGGATTGCCTTCGAGAGCGGAGGCGGCAACCGAACCCAAAATATAATTAGTAGTAGCCTCCGGCGCAACGCGGATATTCACGTTCCCATAGGCGCTCTCAAAGGCCGTCAGGATAAATTTATACCAACAACCTTTTCCAGCAGTGTCGATGTCTGGCAAAATAACACTATATGCTGTAGAGGATGCTGAAAGTTCAAATATTGTTCCACATTCTGAAACCTTAACAGTCTTTGCTGCGGAAATAGTTTTTATCTTTTTTCTATCTGCTGAATATCTTCCTAACTTGCTCATCCTTTTAATTCCCCTTTTGATTTAGTTATTCGTTTCATATTAAATAGTCGTGACTTGTTTAAACTTCCAAAAGAAATACAAAAAAAGCCCGCCCTGACGGGCGGGCTTTAATTGTTAGTTAGCTATTGTTTAGCTAGCTCCACTCTCTCCGAGCAAGCCGCGAACAACAACCAGACCATACATATCAGGTCTGACCATCTTCTTAGCATAACGAGTCATCACGCCCTTGCGAGGCACGAAGTCTTCGATACCGAAGATCGTCGGAGTAACCTGCAGCGGTACATAAGGAGCATAAACATAGCCGCTCTCAAGGAACGAACCACCCTTACGACCAACCAAGACGAGGTTACGAGGGAAATAGGGGTCAACATAGACGTCCCACTTCTTACTCATAGCGCCAACCTTGACAGTTCCGACAGTGCCACGATCGTCATCAGCAGTCACACTAGCTCGAAAGCCAGAGGTAAACTCAAGGACGTTCGCAACTTCAGGAGAAGTAACAATAAAGTTAGCTCCACCACGAAGTGTCTTACGATGAATCTGTGCAGACACATCATTAATGGTCTCAGCAAGAGTCTCATACCACTCACTAACTGTACCCGTGAAATCGGGAGCAGCTGCTGTAGCACCAAGCTCGGTGCCGGTTGCTCGATTAACGAACAGACCAGGCGAGCGCGACCAGTAATACGTTCCAGCAGTAGCCAGTCGTACAAGATCATTAAGAATCTCCCGGTCAATCTCAAGAGCAATCTGCTCAGAGAGAATACTCGTAAGTTCAACCTCTGCATCCAAGTTGTGATAAGCGTTGAGATCCTGGCCAAGTTCCGGAGTCCACTTCGCTTTCAGCTTCTTAGTTACAGCAGTGACACTCACCGAATCGACCTTGATGTCGATCTCGGGAATTTCTGTGTTATTCTCTAGACCCCACGTAGTGGTTCCAGCAATAGCACCAATAGCATTGGCGTCACCAGCAGCTGCAGTACCATCAAAAGCATCCTTTTCCGGATAATGAACTGTAATTGCCACTGCTGTATCCGCAGCTGCAGCTGTTGAATCACCGTGCATAGTAAACTCAACGGTAGCTACATCAACACGTCTAGTCAATCGACGAACTGGGCGAATATCTTCATTTGCATCCAGACCAAATGCAACGCCAGATCCGCTAGCCTGTGGGCGAATATCAAGGAGAATCATGTTTTCCATATTGATATTCGCCTGTTGAGCGGCAGTAAGAGTAACATGTACCTGTTGAACTTTATCAGTACTCTCGGCGTTCAAAAGATCCGGATCAAAACGCAAGTCTTTCTTCTGAGCTTCCGACAGCGCGCTGATTGCAGTAAAAGCTGCCAAGTTAGCGGTTGCACCCGGGAAGCCGTTTGCAGCAGTAACTGCGGCGGCAGGGGCAATTGCGCTAGCTGCAAGAGGAAGCGTTCCAGATGGCGAAGAATAACCTTGGTTAAGGTTGTAAAACCCCTTATCAGCATTATCTCCAGTAGAGGTAACACCCGCATCACGAGCTTCTTGACTAAGGTCCACACCACCAGTGATCTCCTGGCCAACCCTTCCACCACCGTATAATGAATCATTTGCACGATAATCATATCTCGCAGCCGTATACTGAAAATCAAGGAAGAAGATCAGTCCAGAGGGCAAACTCATGGGCTGAACACTTACAAGATCATTTGCAATAAGTCCACCGAACACTCGACGGACGATCGGAAACGCGACGGCCGCGAAACCCTCGACGTCACCACCAGCCATAGACGAAGCTTCCTTCAGAAGCTGCTTGGCCTGGTTTTCAAGAAGGCGTGCCATAGTAGACTTCTTTCGATCTCCTCCGAGACCTTCAAGAAGGCCAGTTGCCTCCCACTTATTAAGAAGGGCATCGCCCTCCTTTTGAAGATCTCGATCAACGATACCTTCAGTTAATTTTTCTAAAATACTCATTTCTTTTAAACCTCCTATTGTTTTAAAAATAAACTATTTAATTCCCGCAAGCTTTCGCATGCGATCTCGGACCGGATTTGGTAAGCCGGAATCACGCGTCTTTTGACGATTAACCCTAAGCACAGAATTCCTTCTTTCCAAAGCTTCGTTCAGTGATTTTGGTTCTTTTTTTCTTGAAAAGTTGGAACCCACTGCACTTTGAAGCGTTTCGTAAAGAACTCTAGCTTCTTCTACCGTATCCGCTTTTGAAATAGCTTCGACAATTTTTCTTTTTTGTCGCTCATTCAGGGAGGTGCTACTTAAAATCTTGTTTGAATAAAGCAATCTAGCGTTTGATGATACCATTTCTTCGAGCTTTTCTTTAAGCATCATCACTGCTTTCTTGTGTTGCTTCGTGTTACTAACTAGTTGTTTGTTTGTCTTAATTACTTTTTTAAGACTTTCTTTTAATTCTTCGTTTTCTTCTTTGTATTCAGAACTTTGCATTCGGGCGAGATCTAAATCTTTCTCAAACTCCAATTCTGCTTCGGGCCTGCCTGCCCACCCACTCATTTGAGGAGACATATCAACAAGAAGCTTTTCAATCAATTCTTCATCGATCTCGATATCTTCTTCTAATGCAAAAAGTTCTTCGTCTTCTTCTGGCATCTGCAACCCGGCAGTCACTTCAGCAGCTGCTTCTTCCTCTGTCTCTTCTGGTACACCCTCTTCTTCAC